ATATCCGTAGATTGTGAAACTATACCAGATGGTATGTTTGCTATATTATCCCAAGTTGTTTGTGCAATACTCCCACTTAAAACATATCTTTCATCATACGAAGATGTTAATTGAGAACTGCCACTTATTAATCCATTAAAAGATTGCTCATTTGTAGCCGCTACAATTTCGGTATGTATTGATGCTGAAAAATCATTAAATGAAGATGTTTGTAATCTTGCATTTATTCCATTTGTGAATGCAGAATTTAATGTATTTTGTGAAGATGTAAATGAATTTAAAGAAGTTATATCGGTATGCGATGAACTTATAAATCCAAATGCAGATATTTGCGCCGATGAACTTATTGTTCCATTTGGTATGGAGCTTGCACTATACGATGATGTATATAATTCCAATGCATCCAATCGTAAATCGGTAGAGCGTGATACCATATTTATAATAGCATCTTCTAACACATCCAATGTTACTTTATAAGTAGTACCATTATCAACGCCAACTAATGTGGTTTGCAATGATGCACTTTCTAATGCAGTTAATTCTGATATTCTCTTTGATTGTTTTAATGCCATTCTATTATATAATTATTTCTTCACCATCTTCGGTTAATAAATCTATTAAATTTTCAGTATCTAAATTGATATTCGCAAATTTACCACAAACATAAATATCATTGATTGTAGTATTATCAAAATCAACATAGTTATCATTTAATAATATTACAACATTATTATTAATTTGTTTTACATCGAAATCAGTTGGAATATGCAATCCAAACATAAATATTTCAAAATTCTCAGCCGTAACATCTTCCGTACCATAATCTAATAATGTATTTTTTATAATTAATGCATTATTTGGAACATCAAATTCACTAATTGCTTTTTGTATATTTCTAGCACTATATTCAAATATTTGAGAATTAAAATCATTTATAACATTATCGTTATTAACAATTTTAATTGGATTTGGATTAGAACGAGTGTGCGATTGTAATGATTGCGAAGTTGGTAGTTGTATATTTAATAAACTCGAAGTCAAATATGATTCAGTATTTAAATTATTCGAATTTACAACTGAACTAAATACTGCTTGTCTAGTTTTTGATTGATATTTAGTAGAAGATGGTATTTCTATTTTTAATAAACTACCCGTTAAATCGGAATCGACAAGATTATTTGGATTGATTTTTGCAATCACTCTATTCAATTTTCGTGTATTTGATGAAAATTGTCTAAGCATATTGTTCGATATCTCCTTTTATTTCTATATAATCATCAGTATCTAACTGATATTCAAAATTGTTCTTTATAAATTTAACCAATAACCCATCACCACCTTGCTCTATCACATAATCTCTAGCCGAAATATTTTGAGTATTTACATATATTGTAACTCTATCTTGAGTTGTTCTAAGTTCTATTTCTCGTAATACATCAACAAATTTATATCCTTTTGCTTCGAAAATCCAATAGGTAGAATTATCCAAATCTTTCGTAGTTAATACGACTTTAGTTGGAGTTCTACTTATTTTTTTTGTTATGTCTAATAGACTTCGTTTCATTATAAATCGACAAATTTACCAGTTATAATAACTTCATCGGTAGGAGTTACATTGAATCCCAAATTAGCTGGAATGAAATTAATTGTAAAACTTGTAGTTGTTATTGTAACAGTGAAATGTGTTGTTTGATTATATTTAACACCATTTATGTATACTTTTATGTCATATGTCAATCCAGCCACAGATAATCCAGCCGTTACTACCGATGCCAATTGTTCTGGTGTTTTTATTAATTTTATATCAGTAAATGTTATAGTATTATCCGAAACAGCATTACCTATTCTACTATTATTCAATGAAAGAAAGTCTACCAAATCTTTATTATCATAATAAGGAGATGGTGTAGTTAATAATCCCTCCAATCTACCATTTGCAGTTGCATCCGTTTCAGTTGATACTACTACTTTTTTAAGACTATATGATTTTTTAGTTGTAGATTCTCCATCGAATTTATCTGGCAATAAATAAGCTTTAACATTTAGTGTAAATTCTACTCTATTAATTCTTTCAGTTCCTTCACCTACTTCATTTATTACATTATAATCTGCAATTGTAGTTCTGAATTTATATTTTTTCTTATCACCCCAGTAATCAGTAGTAAATGTAAGATTTTCAATAATTTTATTAAGATGTTCTGTAAATGATGTCCAAGCCATACAATCGTAGTTTATTTCTACATATTCCGGCATTGTTACATTGTATAATTCATACGATGGTCTTGTATTACCCAATAAAGTAAATCTATCGTATCTATTATTTTTATTCCATTTGGTTACAGTTTGATATGAAACATGATTATTTAGCATTGGCATGGATTCATCCTTTGCAATCGATGTTCTTCTAATCATCATTAAAGGTAATTGTATTTTACCTTTTATATCTCTAAATATACCCTCTCTTCTCGCACCATTCCATCTTTCCGAATTGCCATAAATTACAGGTATCTTTACAACATTACCATCACCTTCTTCCAATGTAGGTAATGCAACATCTTCTAAGTAAGACATCATAGCATAATCGATATCAAATAACGATACCGAATGCTTTATATCGGTTTTTTCCGATTTTATTTGCTTTGCTCTATTTAATTCCGGTCTAATTGGATTTGATGCTGGCATATTTTAATTTATTTTACTCTTGCTTCTATATTTAAATCCGATTTTCTAGTCATAAATGCCGTACAAACTATACTATAATTGTTATCAGGCTGTCCTCCTATAAATTGAATTTCATTTGTGTTATCAATTTCATAATAAGATTGGTCAAAGAAAATCATATCACCAATTTCAGGATATATACCTTTTTCTTCGCAAGTCAATTTATCTAACTTAAAAGTTATTGTCTGAGAATTATCAGGTCCAAATCCTTCATATACTACATTTTCAGGCTCTTTATCTACTATACAATACATTTCAACACCCGGATACCAAGTTTTATTTAGGGATTCACCATAAATATTTACTTTACTTTCGTATGTGTTTACTTTAAATAATACAATAGCTGTTTGGATGACTGTATCAACCAATTCTCTACTTACACTTCTAAAGAAATCAATATCTCTACCTACTAAAAACTTTGGCATATTATCCTACATATATTTTTAAAGGAACTTTTCTTAACATTTCTTGATGGTGAGTTGATTCATGTGCTTGTTTTTCAAATACATTTTTTCTACTCATTTCCTCCAAATTTTCTCTCAATTGAGTCATCAACATATCTTTCTCTACCTGTGCCTCTGCTCTCAATGCTGCCCCATCTAAGGATACTTCCCCATCTGGTATAGGTACTGAACTATATTTCTCTCTAATCGCTCCTAATAGTTCTTTTGATAATGCTAATGTATATTTTCTAATCCATTGTTTACCTACATCATTTATATCCGAATATTGAATAAAATCGTATGGAATATCTGAATAATCCGAAAGTGAATCCGATTGAATAGTTTGAGAATCATGTTCAAATTCATCTCTACTCATATATTCTATATACACTCTACTAACAGTGCCAGTAGTTGGTATAGGGAATATTTCCAATTTATTGTCTACTATATTAAATGTATGTGCCGATTTACGAATGTGGTCATTGAATTCAATTTGTTGCATTCTTAATACATCCTCATAAATTGGCATCATTAAGAATTGTGCAGCAGGAGAGAAGTTTCCAAATCCTAATTCACTCATTAAGTTTAGAGTTCCTTGTGCACCAACTGAATATGGGTCAAAGAAACGAGCAATAGCAGGAGTTGCCTCATGAAATACTCTAGTCACATCTATCGTAGACCCTCCACTAAAAATTGTAGAAAACGATGCAGAGGCACTTCCACTTGCTTCCAACATTTCAACATCAACTGCTTCTTTCATTATATCATATTTCTGCTTTCCAGGCGTTAATTCGATATATGCTTTTTTAATTGCAGTTGAACCACCTACTCCCGCTTGAGTTCCGTATTGTTGTGCCATACGAATAGCAGTAGGTAAGAATGAACCATCAACTAAGGTTTGCGAATAGTTTGCAATTTTACCTTTTGGTTGACCTCTTAAAATATCTAAGTTATTTCTAAGATTGAATTGATTTACTTGTGCAGAATATTCCGAAGTTGCTTCTTCAAAACATGCCCAAATTTGTTGATTATCCAACTCAATATTTACAATAGGATACCCCAATCGCTTTGCTACCCATGTAGCAGTTTTGGGAGCATCATTTCTAAAATCAGTATCAGTATCATACAACCCAAATGGAGTTGCTTCCGATGATGCCACCGATGCCGAAAATGCTGCCACTGTTGAGCCAGACCAGTATGTGTTTACAGACATATCTAAAATTTATAGTTTTACTACTATAAATATGATATTAAAATAAAAAAAAGGGATAACTTTCGTTACCCCTTTTCTTATTACTCTAATCCGTTAAGATTACAAAGTGTTTAAACCATCAATTACGATTTTACCGTAGAATTCTGGTCTAACAATTTTCTTAGCGTAACGAGTCATAACTCCTCTTCTTGGAGTGAAGTTAGTTGGGTCGTACACTAAAGGAGTCATAATCAACGGAACATATGGAGCGTAAACAGCACCTGTTTCGAAGAAGTTAGAACCTTTGAAACCTAATAAGATAACATTTTCTGTCATATAAGGATTCTTATAAACATCGTATCTATTAGAGATTGAACCGATGTTAGTTACACCTGCTGAGAAAGTTAATGCATCTTTCGATGGATTTGCAGAGAAACCATTCATTGATTCTAAGATAGTTGCTACATTAGGAGAAACAACGATGAAGTTTGCTCCGCCTCTCATAGTTAATTGGTGAATCTTATTAGAAATCTTTTGTAATTTGATTCCTAAAGTTTGATACCAAGTAGATTTTGTGTAAGCTTGACCTGTGAATGAATCAACAGTGAAACCTGCACCATTCCAATCGTATCCAACTCTTGCAGACCAGTATTCAGTTGTGAATGCGTTTTGCTGTAACATCTCTAAGATTTCTAAATCAATCTCTAAAGAGATGTATTCAGATAACATTTGAGTTAATTCAGCTTCTGCATCAACAGAGTGGTATGCGTTTAAGTCTTGCGCTAATTCAGGAGTCCAAATTGCTTTCAACTTACGAGTCTTAGCCACGATAGGCTCAGATTTCAATTCTAATTCGATTTCTGGAATTGCTAAGTCAGTTCCTCTATCTTCAAAATCTCCACGAGAGATATCAGTAGGTTGTACATGGTATGCTAAAGAAGCACCATTTGCACCTGCTGAACCTGTACCAGTCACAGTTGCAACGAATTCCACATTAGAACCATTCTTAGTAGTGTATTGAGGGAAGAAAGTTGAAGAACCTGAAACTAATGATAATTCAAAAGCTCTTACACCATTGAAATCAGCATCAGATGGTAAAGCCACAGTTACTTTCTTTAAAGTGTTTGCTGCATATGATGCAGAAACAGTAGCATCAGATAAATCATAATCAATATCACCCAAAGATGCAGATGCAACAGTTGCAGTGATAGCAGCAGTTGCATTATTGATTGTATATCCAAAACGGCCTGCTCCATACAAACCACCTGTTGTAGCTTGAGTAGAACCTAATTTATTTCCTGCTGGAGATAAAGAATCTTTACCTGCAGTACCACCATCACCAAATAATGATGAACCTGTGAAGTTAGGGTTACCTGCTGGGTTAGAACCATATTTGAAGTCCATGTAGAAAATAAGACCTGAAGGTAAGTTCATTGGTTGAACTGAAACGAATTCTTTAGAAGCGATAGAACCGAAGATTCTTCTTACTAAAGGTAACGCAACACCAGCCCACTCTTCAGAACCTGAAGATGTACCTGTTCTTGTAGCCTCATCTAATAATTGTTTAGCTTGGTTTTCTAACATTACTGCCATACCATGCTTAGTTGTTTCAGAACCTGCGTTCTCTAACAAACCTGTTTTTTCCCACTTTGCTTTCAAACCTCTAGTTTGCTCAAGCATAATGCTTTGTGGGTTAGCGCCGTTCATTAATTTTTTTAAGTCCATTTTAAATGAATTTATTTTTTTGTTGTTAATTATTTAATAATACCTGCTAATTTCTTAAATCTATCAGAAATTTGAGCGCTTTCAGCGATTACAGCTTTAGCTGCTTTCGGTGCAGTTGATTTAACTACTTTAGAAGCAATTCCTTCAGAAATTGATTTTTTAGCAATTTTGTTAGAAGATGTTGTGTATTTGAAATTCTCTGCTAATGTAGAGTAAACCAATTTCACTTCTCTAACTGATTTTGTTCTATCCAAAGTTTCAATAACTTTAACTTTTTGTTCGTTAGTCATATTGTGTGCTCTGAATAATTTATTAGCGAATAATAACTTAGCGTTTAATAAGTTTACTTCGTTAATAGTT